AGCCGCCGACTATCTCGAGCCGCGGCCAGGAGGGCCAGCGGCCGGAGTTGGTCACCGTGGCCCCGCCGCCGGAGCCGCCGGAGCCGTAGGACTTGGGGTAGGAGACGGGGTAGGACAGGCCCTCCGCCGATGCGAAGGGCTCGACCTCGACTGTGTCGAGCGCGGCGGAGTACACCACGGGGTCGGGGGCCTTGAGCCGGATGTCGACCCGGCGTTCGAACCCGAGCTCCGTCTCCGCCTCCACCCCGGAGTCGGCGATGTCGGCCACCCGGGCCTCGATCATCCTCTCGGCCTGGCCGGGGTGCTTCCACGTGAACTCGGCCAGCTCCTCGCTCATCGGCTCGAAGGCGGCCAGGAGCTCGTCCAGGTTGGCGTGCAGGTCCTCTATGCCGTCGCCCTCCACCCACACCTCCAGGCCGACCTCCCGGCCGGTCATGTAGCTGGCGCCGGGCGTCTCCCCGTGGTACCGGGGGAGGGATATGTCCACGAGGGCCATGCCGTACCCGGTGAGGCCCTCCACGCGCCGCACCTTGTAGTCGGTGCCGTCCCCGATGGTCAGGCCGTTGAACTGGTACTGGTAGTCCGCCACGTCACACTCCCGCCGTCTTCAGCCGCCACGCCAGCTCCCTGGCGGCCGCCACGGGGTCGGCGAGGGGCTGCGTGACGTAGATCTTGACCGGGGGTCCCTGGCGGACCCCCCCTCCCATGCGCTCCATGGCCTGGGCGAGGGCGTCGGCGAGGATGCCCACGCCGCGCCCGTTCAGCGGGATGACGGCCTCGGGCCCCTTTTCTCCGATCGGGCGGATGGTCTCCCCGACTGCGATGCCGCCGGAGGCCAGCCCCTGGGACCGCTTCCAGTCGTCGAGGGCCTTCCCGATGTCGGCGATGGACCGCCCGCCCCTGACCTCGGAGACGAGCCGTTTGAGCCGGTCCTCGCTCGGCGGCGGGAGGTCCCTCGACGTGAACTCGCGGATTATCGCCTCGCGGAGCTGCGCGTCCGGTATCTCCAGCCCCTGGGACCGCATCCAGGCGTCGAGGGCCTTCCCGATGCTGGCGATGGACCGCCCGCCCCTGGCCTCGGAGACGAGCCGTTTGAGCCGGTCCTCGCTCGGCGCCGAGAGGCCCCTCCGCGTGAACTCGCGCGTTATCGCCTCGCGGAGCTGCGCGTCCGTCATCTTCATCACGTCGGAAGGCTTCCCGCCCTTGGCGTCCAGCGCCGGGCCTTCGAAGCGGCCCGCCTGCTGCGCGGCCTGGTCGGCCGCCGAGACGAGCACGGCTATGGCGTCGGCCGTGAGGCCCGCCTGCTCGGCCAGCGCGATGAAGGCGTCCAGCCGGGCCTTCTCCCAGTTGGCCATCTCGGCCCCGGCCTCGATGAGGTCGTGCTGCGCCTTGACCTGGCGGAGCTGGGCCTGCGTGAGGGCGTCCTCGGCGTCGGCTATCTCGCGGGGCAGCTCGCGCCGGCGCTCCCTGAGCTCGGCGAGCTGCTCCTCCAGTTCCTCGACCTCGCGCGTGGGGCCGGTCGCCTCGCGCCTGGCCTCGGCCAGCTGCTGCTCGGCCACCTTCACCTCGGCGGCCGACGCCTCGCCGGCCTCGAACCTCTCGCGGGTCCTCTTCAGGTTGTCCTGCGCCCGCTCNATGGCCACCTGCTCCTCGGCGGTGACCATGCGGGCGGCGGCGCGCGCCTTCATGAGCGCGGCCTCCGTCTCGGCTATGGCGCCGGGGATGGAGTCCAGCTCGGCCCGAAGCTCGGCCACCTCCTCCTCGGCGTCCTTGAGGGACTGCGCGGCGTCGAAGGCCGACAGGGTGGCGTTGATGGCGGAGAAGACGTTGTCGAGGCCCTCCTCCGCCTCCTGCCGCAGGTCCTCCATGACCTCCTGCACGGCGGACTTGGCCTTGTCCTTCGCCTTCAGGATGCCCTCGGCGATGCCCTCGGTGATGGGCTTGCCGACCTCGTCGGCGAACACCCCCGAGGGGGACTTGATGTCGAAGCGGCCCTTGGTCTGGGTGATGGCGTCGCTGATGTCCCGGTTGAGCTGGCTGGCCAGGCGGCTGCCGAGGCCGGCGGCCCCCTGCAGGATGCCGTCCTTGATGCCGACGCCGATCTCCCCGGCGTCGTCCTTGAAGATGCCCAGCTCGTTGAGCAGGTTGGCGGCCTCGTCCCGGGACACGCCGAGCACCTCTGCCATGACGGTGATGGCGTCCTCGAAGTTGCCGGCGTCCACCTCGTCGAGGGCGGCGCCGACGTCCAGGGCGGCCTGGGCCAGCTCCAGCTGCTCCTCCGCGGTCCGCTTGCCGTCCTTGTCCACCTCCTCCAGCAGCTCGGAGTACCTCTGGGTCTTGTCGATCAGGTTGAAGACGGGGTCGACGGCCGCCTTGACCGCGGAGGTCAGGCTCTCCTGCGCGTCGGCCGCCTCGCGCAGCTTCTCGGCGAGGGTCCGGGCCTCCCCGGCCGCCTCGTCCATGTCGTCGCCGGCGTCGATGACGGCGTCGCCCATGCCCCCCGCGGAGTCCTCCGTGTCCGCCATGTGGTCCGCCAGGCCCTGCAGGCGGTCGCTGTACGCCTGCGAGACCCTGTCGCTGTGGCCGAAGGCGTCGTTTATCTCCTGAACGGTCACGTTGGTGTCCAGGCCGTTCTCGTTGAACGCCCGCATCGCCTGCTGCAGCGCCCACCAGGGGTCGGCCCCGTCCTCCACGACCACGCCGAGGGCCTCGACCTCCTCGCGGGTGGGCCGGATGCCCTCGTCGGTGAACCTCCTGGCCACCTCCGTCATGGCCGCGAACCGCTCCTCCGCGGCCGCGCTGTCCTCGGCGTACCCGACGAGCGCCTTCCTGGCCGCCTCCATCTCCTCCTCGGAGAGGCCGGCGGCGGCGGCCAGCATCCTTACCTGGGCCTCGGTGACCTCGCCGGTGGCGGCCATGTCGCGGACGGCGTTGGCGAAGGCTGCGGCCGGCTGCACCCCGTCGGCGAGGGCGGACTCCAGGTACTGCATGTTGCGGGCCATGTCGGCCGACCGGCCGTCGCTGAGCCCGACCGCGTCGGCCAGCCCGTCGAATATGAAGGTGAGCCCCCGGGTGGCCGAGGCGACCTGCTTCACCGTCCAGATGAGCGGGGGGAGGACGTTGTTCGCCATGTCCAGCAGGGCGACGGCGGCGGCGCCCACCTCGGGGAGGAGCTCCCTGAGGGCGGGGATGAAGGCCTGCACCGCGGAGACGATCCCGGGCAGCATGTCCGCGCCGACCTCGGTGCCGATCACCTGCAGCTCGGTGAGGGCCTGCTGGAGCTTGAAGCCGCTGGTCTCGGCCACCACCCCGAAGGCCTCGTCCAGCTTGCCGGTGGTGTCGGACATGGACTGGAAGATGGCCTCGGTGGTGGAGAGGTTCGCGCCGACCAGGTTGAGGACGCCGGTCAGGGCCCGCACGTTGCCGAACACCGCGGCGAGGGCCGTCTCGTTCTCCCCGAAGGTGTCCTTCAGGCTGACCAGGGTGGCGAGGAGCCCCTCCTCGCGCAGCTGGCGGCGGAGCTCGGCGGAGCTGAGGCCGTACTCCGCGAGGACGTCCTCGGCCTCCTTGGTCGGCTTGAGGAGCGCGGACATGACGCCGCGGAGGGCGGTCACCGACTCGCTGGCGTCCAGCCCGACGTTCGACATGGCGGCCACGGCCGCGGCCACCTCGTGGAACTCCACACCCATCTCGGCCGCTATGGGGATGACCCGGCCGAACGATCCGGCCATGTCCTCCGGCTCGGCCTTGCCGTCCTGGACCGCCCCGATCAGGACGTCCACCGCCTCGGCCGCGGAGAGGTTCTCCGCCCCGTAGGCGTTCATCGCCGACGTGGCCACGTCGGCGATGAGGGACATGTCGCCCAGCCCGGCCGCGGACGCCTTGGCGGCGGCCTCCAGGACCTCCATCTCCTTGCCGGCCTCCACGCCCGCGGAGGCCACGAAGAACAGGGTGTCCGCCAGCTCCTGGGGGCTCTTGGCGACCCTGGGGGCCATGTCCAGGATGTCGTCGCCCCAGGCCTGCACCTGCTCGCGGCTGGCGCCGACCAGGCCCACGATCTTGGCCAGGGAGGTCTCGAACTCCAGGGCCATGCCCACGGCGGCCTCGCCGCCGCGCTGGAGGGCCAGGGTGAGCCCCCCGAGGCCGGCCAGCCCCATCAGCTTCTTGATGCCGGTCTGCATCCCCCCCAGGGCGCTGTTGGCCTGGGACATGGCCTGGCGGACGCCCCTGGCGTCGCCCGTGATGGTGATGCTTATGTTGCGGGACTTGCTGGCCATTCCGCCCTACGTCTCGTCGTGCGGAGGGGCCCCGCCCCCCGTCCCCGGGGGGACTGGGGCCCCGTCCTTGTTCGTCTTGGTCTTGTTCCGCGCCGCCGTCAGCCCGCCCCGAGCGCCTTCCCGACCTCGGTGATGTTCCACTGGCGCACCTCTTCCAGTGCCCCGGCCGGGTCATCGGGGGACCTGGCGATGGCCAGCACCGCGATGAGCGACTTGAGGGACGGGCTGTCCGACAGGAGGTCCTCGGCGAACTCCTCCACGGTCTTGCCGGTGTACTCCTCGGCGAACTCCGCCTGCCCCAGCGTCATCTCGTCCGGGTTGAACCTCACGTCCCTGGTCCGCTCGTCCGTCATGCCTTCTCCTTCCTCACAGGCGCCCGGTCGGGAACGCCCTTGCGGTTATGTCGTCCAGCCTCTCGATGTATATCTCGAGGATGTCGTCCGTGGCGGCGTTCACCCCCGACATCAGGAACTCCTGCGCCCTGATGTTGCGGGCGGCCCACCCGTAGTTGATGGGCCCGGCGTACTCCACTCCCCTGATGCCGCCGACGACGACCCGGCTCCCGCGCTGGGTGGCGAGCGCGCGGACGGTCCGCTGCAGGGCGCCGGTCAGGACGGGGGTGCGCCGCTTGACCTCGGGCACCGCCCTCTCGGCGGCGTCCTTGTGGGCCTCTCGGAGCTCCTTGGCCCACACCTGCCCGGACTCCAGCCGCCTGAGCTCCTTGCGGAGCTCGGCGAGACCCTCGACCCGGACGACTGCCACGGGTCAGGGCGCGGAGTCGGACGTGGTGTACGTGATGGTGATGGAGGAGCCGGAGGCGTCCTCGTAAGCCTCGAACGGGACGCTCTGGACCGCGGGCTCGGGGCCGCTCACCTTGGGCGCCTCGCCGGTCAGGCGGACGTCGGAGAGGGTGATGGTCAGGCCCTCGGTGACGGTGGTCGAGCCGATCGGGTCGCCGACGAAGGCGAGCACCAGCTCCATGGAGGTGTCCGCCTCGAAGGCCTCGTAGAAGGTGGCCATGTCCCGGAACTCGGCCGACAGGTCGCCGGCCAGGGTCCGCAGCCCGTTCTCCAGCGGCTCCTCCTTCAGGCCGGCGGTCCCGAGGAACCATCGCTCCACGTTGAGGGCGTTGGTGCCGCGGATGGCGGCGTCGGACACCCCGGCGATGGGGGTGGAGTCCTTGCTGATGGTGGCGTGCGCGAAGTGGAAGTTCTTGATGGTGCCGATCGACGCGGCCGCCAGGGCGGTGTCGTCCTCGACGTCCTCCGCGTCCACCTCCACGGTGAGCTGCAGGTACCCGTCGACGGACACCGACAGCTCCCACGACGGTATCTTGCACCCGTGGAAGGTCAGCGCCTGGACAGTCTCGTCTGTCTTCTCGACGCCCTTCTGGATCGTCAGGGACTTGCCCTTGAGGGAGCCGGGCGTGAAGGTGTGCGTGTACACGCCCGTGGTGACCTGGGACGTGGTGAAGTCGCCGAGCATGTGCTTGAACCAGCGGCCGAAGCCGGTGGTCGCGACCTCCATGCTGACGGAGCCGGCGCCCCAGCGCTTGGTCAGGGCGCGGCGCGGGCCGAGCCCGTGGCGCAGCCCCTTGCGGAGCCCCTGGGGCATGAGGACCTGCTGCTGGCGGTCGAGGGACTCGCCGCCGAGGAACTCGTAGAAGCGGTCGACGGTGACCGGGGTCCCGTAGGTGGTCTCCTCGGCCGTGCCGAGCTGCATGTTGTTCACTGGTCAGTCTCCTCGTCGTCGCTGGCGGGGGTCCTCGGCTCCGTCGGTCGGGTCCTCGGGCGCCTCTCCTCGGAGGGGGCCTCCTCGGAGGGGNCCTCGTCCGGCCCCGCGTGCTCCGGCGCCGGCGTCTCGCTTCCCGGCTCGGCCCACACGGCCTGCTCCAGGAGGCGGTCGGCCAGCTCGGCCGGGACCTCGACGGCCACCCCCCGGGGGGCGTGGACGTCGCAGTCGAGTATCGTCACCCCGGCCTGGGGGCCGACGTACACGACGGCCTTCTTCTCGGGGCTGGGGGCCTTCTTGAACCTGGGCATTGCGTCCTCCATGCTAATGGGCCCCGCGGCGGCGGCGCCCCCCTCCCGTCACGGTCCCGTGACGCTGGTGCGGGTCTTGACCCTGACGTCAAACCCGATGACGCAGATGCGCCCGCCGCCCCCGGGCTCCACCAGCTGGTCCAGGGTCTTGCCGACGACGGTGGCGCTGCGGAACCCGTCCAAGGACGCCTGGTTGGGGTTGAGCCGGACCTCCGCCTCCACGTACCCGAGCAGGACGAGGGCGCGGTCCCTGGCCTCCTTGGCGGCGGCCTCCGGGGGCGTCTGCTCCCCGAGGATGGCGCGCGTCTGGATCGCCCCCTCGATGACGTACTCCTCCTCGTTGCGCCTCCCGCCGAGCGCGGCCGCCTCCTCGTCGGCCCGCGCCCTGATGAGGACGATGGCCTCCTTCGGCAGCTCCTTGTCGCTGACGGGGGCGGCCAGCACCTCGGGGGCCCAGTCCTGCTCCAGCTCGCCCGCGTCCTCCAGGCGCTGGATGAGGTTGGCCTTCAGGGCGTCCATGTAGGCGCCGACGGTCCAGACTGCCCCGCTCACGATATCGTCGGCATCCGCATGCGGTTGAGGATGCCGTCCACCTGGGGGATGCCGGTCGGGCGGTCGCGGGCGTCCGGCTGGTTGAGCCGATAGGTGCCGGTCTCGTCCGTGACGATCATCGCGCGCCTGTGGCCCTCGGACGGCACGAAGGCCTCCTTGAGGGTCTCCAGGGCGGCGCGCTTCAGGTCGCCCGGGATGGGGGCCAGGCCGTGGACGTAGCCGACCACGACGTTACGCCGGCCAGGGGGGAAGCCCGAGGCGCGCCAGACGGCCCCGTGCTCCTCGTAGTCTACCTCGTTGGGGTCTGACACGTCGACGGGGCTGCCGTCCACGGTGAGGCTCCTGAGGCCCCGCACGTGGTACCTGGGGAAGTACAGCGTGTCGCCCCCGTCCCCGCTGAGCACGCGGCGCTCGTACCGACCNCCGAGCCCGTAGTTGAGGTGCTGCTCGAATATGTCCCGCACCACCCGCCTGAGGACGAGCACGGTCTTGTCGGTCAGCTTGGTGGAGTCGATACGCCCGGTGTCCAGGGTCCTGACCTGCTCGACGTTGAACAGGACGTCCTCCACCACGTCGTAGACGGCGACGTGCTCGTGGGACTCGGACCCGAAGGTGACCGTCCAGGTGGCGGTGAGGCGGTCGGGCTCGGCCAGCTCGGAGCCGGCCACCGGGGCGACGTACTGCCCCGTGCCAATGGAGGTGACCGCGCCTGTAGTGACGGTGCCGGACTCGGCCCCGACCACGGTGACGGACACCGACGAGGCCTCCGCCAGCGCGCCGTCCCTGGCGACCAGGAGCCTGAGGTCGGCGCCCACCCCGGCGGGGAGGTCGTCGTTGATGGCCTGGAACTCGGTCAGGGGCATGGGCGTAATGGTACAGGAGAGGGGCCCCCGGAGGGGCCCCTCGCCCGGTGGTCGGTTGTCGGCTCGGTCAGCGGACGGTGTCGCGCGGGTTGCCGGCGACGTAGGTCACGGTCACCGAGGCGGAGCCGGTCACGTCGACTGCCGCGGTCACGAACCGCTTGTCGCCGAGGTAGCCGAGGACGTACTGGCCGTTCTCGGACGCGGCGCCGTCGCCCTGCACCTGGGTGGACGCGACCGCGCTCATGGAGGCGGTCGAGTCGCCGTGCTTGAGGGTGATGACCGCGGAATCGGACCCGGTGATGCCGGTGACGTCCGCCACCACGACCAGGTCGTGGACGGGGTTGCCCCCGTTGAGGCGGTCGAACTCGTCGGCGTCGCCGTCCGCCGTGATGGCGGAGCCTCCGCTGGCCACCACGATGGTGTTGTACAGGTCTCTCGGGCTTCCCATCAGCTCATCACCATGACCTTGATCGGGCCCTGACCCGCGTCCACGAGGCGCGAGTCGTTGCGGGCGAAGGCCAGGAAGGCCACCTGCAGGTACTCGGCGTACCTCTCGTCGAGGCGCATCAGCTGCACGCCCTGGACGTCCCTGATCCAGAAGTTGGCAAGGGCGCCGAAGGCCACGGGCTTCTTGCCGGAGGCCGGCTGGTCGAAGCCGTTGTCCACGACGTAGGGGTGGTCGAGGATCTGGTTGGGCTCCCCGGCCACCATGCCCGGCTGCCAGAGCGGCCGGTCGTCCCCCGAGCTCACCGTGATGAGCCGGGCCTGCTTGAGGGCGCCGTCGCTCATGACCCACCCCGCGGACGGGTCCACCCGGTAGGCGGGGTCCACGCTGTGGAGCAGCTCGACGAAGTCGGCGTACTTGAAGGTGGTCGCGCTGGAGGCGGTGTGCCCCACGGGCGCGGCCGTGACGAGGCCCTCGGGCTGGTCGAGCCCGGTGCCGTTCACGAACTTCTTCGCCTCGGCGCGGCCGATGCGCTCGCCGAGCTTCCGTGCGATGAAGGACTCGATGTCGAAAGCGGAGTCCTGGAGGAGCTGGACCGGGACGCGGACGATCTTGCTCGTGACCGTGAAGGCCTTGATGACCTTCTGGTCGAACGAGATGTCCTGCTCGCCGATCTGGGTGTTCTCCCCGATGTACTCGCCCTCCGAGCCGGTCTCGTCGTCTGTCGTGATGGGGATGTCGTTCCCCTCGCCGGTCGTGAGCTTGAACGTGGCGGCCCGGCGCAGACCGCCGAAGACCTTGCGGGCCTCCACGATCTGGTTCCAGAAGCCCTCCGGGACGGTGAACCCGCCCGCCTGGCCGGAGAGC